CCTGTAATCCTGCTCTACCAAGATTTTTTAATGCTTGTTGCTCTATAGCTAGTTGTGGGATCATCGGAATATTTCCGAGTAATTCGCTAATAGTCTGCGTATATTCTCTTCCCGCTTCTGATTCGGGCATGAACGGCCTAGCAAATTCAGCCGCTCTTTGCTCGGTCAACTGCCTTATTCTGTCCGCGTCAAACTGTCCACTAGCCGCCTCTTTAACCAAGCTTTCAGCAAGTCCACCAACATAGCCATAACTGCCTGCCAGACCGCCGCCAACCAATGCTATTCCAGTTTCAAACGCGCCTTTTAATGCATCCCCCACCGTTCTAGTCTCTGGATCTGGCTCTGGTTGGCTAGGTACTCCATCTATATTGGATGCCTGCTCAGCTGCCCATTTTGGGTTTACAACGTCTAGACCTCTCTTCGACAATTCAGCCTCTATTTGCTGTTGTCTTGATAGACCACGCCTCGATAACTCAGCCTCTATTTCTTGTAGAGTTGCCATTATTGACCACCTCGCAATCGTTCGTATTCTTGCATTAGCTGCTCATTAGTAAGCTCTGTAACCGGAATAGCATCCGCAGGCACTATTCGCTTATTGCGCCCACTCCCTCGCAATCGTTCGTATTCTTGCATTAGCTGCTCATTAGTAAGCTCTGTAACCGGAATAGCATCCGCAGGCACTATTCGCTTATTGCGCCCACTCCCAATATTTACCATTGCAGGTTGATCTGGTTTAATCGGTTTAATATTGGAAACGTCGAACAGTGTTGGAACCCTCTTTTCAAAAGCTGCTCGTCTGTCATCTGGAAGCTCTGAGAATACATCTAAAAAGCTTATAGCCTCTTCTCTAGAGGTCTCTAGGGCTGAGTTAGCCATTATTTTTGAGGTATCTACGAGGTCTTGGAACGCCTGACCAGTAAGCTTGCCTTCTCCGGTTATATTATTTAGCTTGCCTAATAATAGTTCTGGTATGCCTTGAGACTCATAAACCTGACCTTGTTCTGTTTCTCTTACTACAGAGGTTGGATCTAACGCTTTCATAAACTTAAACACAGCTGCAAGTTTTGAAGCTGGGCTTGAACTCTCTTTAAGGCTTATCAAGCTATCAGCAGCCGCTTTAATACCTCTGGCATCCTTAGTTAACGCTGTCAGATCCTTGTTAATAGAGGATATATCACTTACCTTTAATTCTGGTTTAGCTGCGAGAGCCTTTGTTGCTTCTATTTGTTGTTTCAGAGCTGGATTAATAGAGTATTGACCAGTTGCAGGGTTGAACGTGTAGCCCGCTAGCTCTTTCTGCTGTGCCTGCTGAAATTCTGCTTGTTTTCCAGTAGCCAATGCTTGCTGCAATCTCTCTATCTCTAGTTGTTTTATCTGCTGTTCAGCTGGGAATAGTGCATTAGCCTGAGCAAGTCTCATTTTATTGAGTTGAAAATTCTGCGCTGCTTGTTGGCCTTTAATGAACTCATTGAATAGGTTTGTCATGTATCCCCCCTATGCGTACCAGGTATTAGAAAGTGTTGAAGGTGACATTAAACCACCGCCCAATCCTGACCCACCGCCGCCACCGCCAAACCCTCCAGCTAAGCCAAAACCTGCTAGGCTCGCTAGACCACCCAAGCCTTGATTGATTGCGTTAGCTTTTCCTATCTGTCCTTGAGATTGAGCCTGACCAATATTCCCAGCTAGATTCGCCAGGTTCCCAGCCGTACTTAATCCTGCTGTACCTTGTCCCGCCGCAACATTAGAGCCAAGTCTTGCAAGATCGTATAAGTTAGCAAACTGTTGTTGCTGCTGCTGTATTTGTAATGGTGCTAGAGCATTAGCTAGAGCTACAGCGGTTTCTGTGCCGCCAGTCCTGCCTTGCGCCGCTTGATTTGCGAATACGCGCCTGGTCACATCGTCTTGTAGAGCGCTGAATAACGGACTCTGACCCATGCCTGCCTGCTGTGTTAATTGTGGCAACACACCAACTCCAAGCTGTCTGAATGGTTCTGTGCGCTCATTAAAGGACTGTAGCGCTTCCCTCTGGAATCCTATACCTTGCTCTGCCGCTTGTGTTTGCGCGTTTGCTGCCGCCTCTGCTGCCTTCTTTTGTCGGTTTGCACCGTAGGCTGTCGATGCCGCTAGACCACCCGCCAATAATGCTGCTCCTGTTGATACCGCCATTCTATATCCCCTTAATAAAAGATTTTTCTGACTCTATATAACCTAGATCTGTATAGATTTTATCTATCTTTGATTGATATTCGTTGTGAAGACTAACCATTATAATTTTTGTTGCTCCCTTCTCTTTTGCTGCATCTTCAAAGGCTTCCAATAACTCTTTGCCGTCCTTGCCTTCTGAATACCAAAAGAATTCCTGTGCCACTGTCTCGCCGCTCATAAATAAAGGGAAGACTAGACCCCCTATAATTCCGCGATCGCTTCTAATCATAATACCGTTATTAATTAGTTGTTCTACAGTATTCTCAACAGTGGATCTATCGTAGTTAGTTCCGGCTATCTCGCAGAATTTAATAGCAATGCTCTGACAGAAATCCATATCTGCCAGGGTTACTGGTCGAATCATGTCTCAGTAGTTCCGCTCACATCCACATTGATAACGCTAGCCGTTCCAGCTAACCCTGAAATTTTCATACTTACGCCCAGAACATGACCTTGTAGCTTATCTACAGTAACCACCTTTCCCGCTGGAATAGTCTCTTTAAAGATCCAGTTACCACCGCTTCCCGTAGTTCCCGTAGTTGTTGAAGCTATGCGCCATAATGTAACCTCTACGTTGCTAGTAGACGTGTTTGTTAATGTCATCTTTCCGATAAACTTCTTCTCAGTCGTGTTAGTTGAAACTAAAGTAGACTCTGAACCTGTTAGCTGAGTCTCTGATACAAAGCTGTTTAGTGTAGTCATTAGTATTTCCCGCCTTAAACTTCTTTCACATAATATCCAGCGATAGTGATATTAACAGTCGCGTCATCTGTCTTAGCGTTAACCCATTTTCCAGTAGAAACAATAAGATTCAGCGCGGTAAAATCTCTAAAACTGTTCTTTAGCAACTCCAGCTTCAATATCTGCTTATCAATCGTTGTATCAGTTGAGCCGGATGATTCGTAAATGTCTATGGTCGCCGGAGTAGCCCCGCTAACATTCCTATCCGCATCAACTAAAATGTCTGTGATTACGAGTCTTTTGTTAGAAATAGGGGCAAAGAAATTGTACGCCGTTCCAGTGCTAGACATGCTCTGGAATTGCGGATCACTGTAATCATACCTGCCAGTGACCACCTCACCAAAACGACTAACTCTCGCCGCTCTGCCAGTAAAAACGTCTATTATTGCAGACTTAATCATTAGGATCTTCCAGGTGACAGAGTATGGCTACCATCACGTCCATTGAGGTATTAGAAGCAGGTGGGTTTATAGTAACACCAATACTTGAACCCTTCGGCAGAACCTCATCTATCTCAAATGATACTCTAGTTCCTTCGGATATTAAGCTTAAAATGTGTTGGTCGCCATCTGTTAACGTCTTAGCCTCTGCGCCCTTATATACATCAGCCGTAAGCGTGTTGCTACTACCGAAATTTCTATTACTGTTAACACCTACCGCCGTTGCATCACTAACCACGGTGCCTGCTGTGGGGTTTCTCAACACCTCAACTATGACGTCATCAGTAGCAGAACCGCCTGTAGATTGGCCGAGAATCGCTATAATACTCGTGATATGCAGGTCTTGATTTTCATTGTTCTTCAGGTAAAGTACAGCGCTCTCATTAGCAGAAGTCAATTCAATAGATCCGGTATTAATGTTGTAACTGCGCCCATCTTTTGTCGCTTTTCGTTCCTCCGCCTTACTGACTGAATTTACATAAATCTGATTATTCTTGTTGACCTTCGCTCTGTAGCCCGATCCGCCGCCATCTTCTAAATACATTATTCATCCCCCTCGAACCACAATTGAACCTCTACGCATATCGTCATAGATACAGACGGTTTAGCTGTTAAAGCCATTGATTTCCCGCCAGGTATAACGATTGCTCCTTCATAGTCTTGAACGCTATGTCCTGGACTTCTGTTTATAAATTGCGTCCAGTTGTCTCCATCAGTAACCGTTTTCCCATCGCCGCTTGCAGCATAGGCCAGCCCATCAAACACTACGCTCGACCCTGCGTTAGCAGATAGTTTGTCGGCTGAGTTAGCATCAGATATAAGAGTTCCTGTAGATGGGTTCCTGATAGCCCTAATCTGGACATAGCCCGTTTCAGCCGAGCACACTCTTATGGTTTTAATAAAGATATCCCTTACAGTACTATTGTTTTTTATATATAACAGCCCGTTGAAAGATCCTGTTGTAGTAAGCGATACAAAATCAGTTGCTACTAGAAACGAATACCCAGTCTTAGATATGTCTGCTATTCTGCTTTCAGTAACAGAGAAAGTTTCCAACTGGTTATTAGAGTTAACTCCTGCTCTATATCCCCTGCCCTTACCGTCAAGTATGCTACTCATTGTCAAGATCCTCTTTCTTTATGCCTGTCTCTACCGCTTCCTCTAGCACTAGATACAGTAATTTCAGTTGTACTAGCATATCCTCTAGGATCTGCTCTATACTCCGCTCGTGCTGACTGTTATCACCTTCATAACTCATCTTATACGCCACTCATCACTATCTATAAAATATTGGAATACCCTGGCCAGCTCTGGCCTGTAGTACACATACTCACTCTTTCCGTTTATAGTTTTACCGTTACCGTTCACTCTAGACCTGCTTGCATCCTTAGTCATATATACAACGCTATTCCTAACAGGGTTAGCAGGAAGATATAGAGTAGAATCATTAGTCATATACACAAACATGTTATCTACTGCGGTATAGGTTTCTCTAGAGATCGTCTTAGTTGTTATGATTTGCGTTTCAGTGCCGCAGGAATAAAGAGCCTGTATACTGTTCTTGTCATCTCCTATGAAGTCCTGCGCCCAGGGGTAAGACTCTCTGACACCTGTATCAGATACAGCGTCTTCACTTCCACCCGTCCGTAGCCACATATCATGCGCCCACCTACTAAAATACTCAAAATATGCTCTTACTTCAGGATCTTCTTGAAGTCGTTGCGGTATTGGATAAACGAATGGATCCACCTGCGTCAAAACTGGCCACCTCGCTGAACATCAATAGCGAATGATTGAAAGTTAAAAAAGTTTGGGTCTGAGGTTCTTATTTTGAATTGTATTTGCCTGCATGATCTTATGAAATCGTATTCAACCCTCAGATTGTTCTCATCATCTCTTCCTGCTCGAATCCAAGACTCATTAGAAAACGATTGGCCGAAGTCTATGGAATTGCTGATCATAATTAATGGATTTGCTTCACTCAAATTCCCTATGCCACTCGCGCAAACTATCTCAGCGCGCTTTACCGTAAAACGCCCACCCTCCAAGCCAAGCTGACCGCCGTTTATAGGCGCCGTAACACGCTCTCTAATCGTCGTTTGGTTGTTATCAGTATAGACGTTAGGATCTAGTTTTAATACTCTAGAATCAAGTCTAGACTGGATGTAGTGGGTTCCGTAAGCGTAGGTATAATCGTAGGCAAGATAGGGGTATTCGTTGGCAGTGTAGGCGAGTTCAATCCATAGGTTAGTTGTCTCGCAGTAAACCCAGCTTTTAGAGTTAGTCAGGACCATTACAAAGTTTTGACCAGCAAACTTTATACATTTTACTCTAGACCCAGTAAAGTCTAGATCAAAGAATGCGCCAGCTATTGATGGAGTTGTGACGCTCTGTTGTTGGTATGCTGTAGCTCTGTATAGGATCTTATCGCTGCCAATCCAATACATTGCATAATCATTAGAGTCTACACAACCACGATCTATTAACCCAACAGGCATTGAACTATTTTGAATTGAAACTAAAGGATTAGTGCCGGATGAACCTATATAATATGGCTCTACACCAACAGAACCCATCATGTATATTGTTTCTTTGTATTTAAAGATCCTGACTAAATCGTCGCCATATGTTATGGTTGTACTGATATTTTCCGCCTGAATAGATGCAGGATCACCAACATCACCCACCGCGTAACGGTTTTTATCTAGCTGCCATATTGCGAACGAATTAATAGCGACTACAGAACCGCCCGCAACATATGAAGCATCCGTCACCTCTGTTAGACTACCTGAGTCAACATCATAAACATAGCCTTTAGTGTTAGAAGTTATTAAAAGCTTCGTTCCTATATTGACTATATTGTCATAAAGAGACTCAAATATTACTAAACCGCTTCCAGCTATCGTTCCTATTGATGTTTCTACCCCGTTAGAATCCATAGAATAGAGCGTAGTGTCTGCTATCTTGTAAACTACTCCCGTTCGTTCGTGTGTGTAGATACCTCTAGACGCGCCTGATCCTGTGCCATCACTAAATTGAGTTGAGCCTGGCCACGGGTAGAGGGTAGAAGGATGCGATCCAGAAGGCACTGATTCAGGATAAAGGTTTAAAGTTCTTTCTTGCGATACTGCCTTTGACCTTGATGGATTCGAGCCACCCACAACTTGTACAGGAATCGTTTTATACATTATGGGGTAGATCCTTCTTTCATCATGCGTGGTGCTGTACCATACCGACCTTTTCTTTCCTGCTTGTTAGCCTCTTCAATGGATCTATCAAATTTGCCCTGATAAATATTCGCTTTGTCAAAATCTTGCTCCCACAATGCGAGCTGAACAAGGCATCCCCACAGGTACAAATCAGGGTAATCTGTGAGCGTGTCGTTTGATGTGTTGGAAGAGGTTAGAGGTACGATCCTAGAAAAGTAGCTCATTTCCAGTGTATAGGCTGAGTCTGCTGTTCTATCGAACTCAAGTTGTGATGTTACAGTGAAGTATTTTGGCCTGCCTGCGCTATCTTGCACAGGCATTGATTCAGGGCTTCTATAGGCTATCTCGTAGTTCAATGTGCCGTTTACTAATGTAAGCCTACGCATCTTCAAAAAACGGTCAGGAAGCGCCAAGAATCGCTCTGAGGTGGACATGGTTGCAATAGCTCTCAACTCGTTATTTCTGAGCATTAATCGCTTGTCTATCTCATTCTCTGCTAGCTCTATGAAGTTATCTATCACATTAGAAATATCTGTTCTATGTGACCAAGCCTCAATTGCTGTTTTAAGGTTCGCGTATGTGTTTATTGCCATTATTCAGCCCAATAGTGTGTAATTCGTAGCAAGGTAGGTACTTTCTGCCATCGTGCATTATTGCAAGTGAGTTGTCGCAGTCTGGATATGTTTCAAGATCCATGAACTCGCCAGCTGTGAAGGTGCTTAGATATGGCTTGGTTAACTCTAATCTATTAAATAACAGTTTAAGCGCTGGAAGAGTGAACCGCCAATAATCGTCTGGATATTTATGGTAACGTTGAATCCACGGAGTAGAAATGTAGATCTTTCCGTTATCGCTCAGTAGATCCATTAATGTTTCAGCAACTATCCAGGGGTTCTTTACATGCTCTAAGATCGAACAGCATATAATCAGATTAAAATGGCCTTTTTTGAGTGGTCCAACTCCGTCTGATAGATCATGTACTACGTCAACGCCTTTACCGTCCTCCAAATCTAAACCAACGTATTCACCGCTGACTAAAGATCTAAAGTCCTGTGTGTTTCCGTAGTCTTTGCTGCCAACCTCTAATACAGGCCCGTGTAGCTGGCCTCCCATCCGTTCTAAAAAGATCCTCTGATTAACATGACCCAATTGCTTTCTCCCACATCGGCCCTACCTTGTCGATAGTGTAGCGGTCGAGTATATACCTCTGACCTGCTTCTACCTTAATTAGAGCCTCTTCCTTGTTGTTTAAATACCAGTCTATACCTTGAGCGATATCACCAATCCACGAAAAATCCTTGAATTCGTCATAGGCTGGCATGCTGTTAGCTATTACAAAACATCCCGCATTAATTGATTCCAACAACCGATTAGCGCTCTTAGCTATCTTATTACCTACTGGAATAATAACAGCTCCAGCACGTTTAAACCCTTCTATCATTGCCTCACGGCTCCAAGGAATAATTGAGGGTTCTACAGGCTTAGAAATAATATCTAACGATCTACCGTTTAGGGCTTTTAATAGGTTCGGTACATTGCGCAACAATGCAATATTCCACTCATTGCCAAACGTCAGGAATCTATCTTTATAGTGTGCTGGCTGTGTGTCGTATTCGATAGGATCAGGTATTATTTGAGCCTCTCTTCCGGTCCGTTCCTTGATGATTCTAGACATCTCTTCCGAATTGCAGGTGACAAGGTTGGATTCGTTACAGTGTTTTAGATAATGCTCTCTAAACATTGTATCGAAATGATCGTCGCATACGTCAAATATATATTTAGAGTATGGTTCTAAAGGGTTGAATGGCCATCTATGCTTCATGGTCACTAGCACATCGTTGCCTACTTCCCACCCATTATCCTTTAGCCAGTTAAACGGCATTATGTTGCGGTATCTTCCCGATGCTATCTCTTCATTTGGCCCAAAGAAGTTAATGCTAGGATTAGTCTGCATGTAGCATCATTTCCCTTTCAGCGAACCATTCGTCAGCAAACTCTTGACTCTCGTATCCCTTGAAACATGGCGTACCTAGTGTGAAATGGGCTATTTTAGCGTCTGGATTGGGGTCATATTCTCCCACTAAATGATTGTAGTCTAGAGGTATAGCTCCAACTCCATCCTGCGCCCATTCAAATTGATGTAAATATTTACCTGTACAGTGGTTAATCTTGTATGCATGAAGGTTAAAACAGTCTGTATGGCTGCAATTAAACAACATCAGGCTAGACCAATTCTTTTTTGGGTATATGTGCTGGGTATTGCCGAGGAATTTCTTATCTGGTTTGGGTGTGTAATCATGCTGTACAACACTAACGGCACTACTGATTGTACCGTAGGCTAGTAGCTCGTAGATATCGCATCTAACAAGCATGTCACAATCCATAAATAATGCCTGGCCACTGAACCCTGTTAGATAGGGAGTGAGGAACCGCGAAAAACTGAACTCTGTAGACCCATCTTCCATCCCTCTAGTGAATTCTGGAATATTGCGCTTATTGATGGGTGTAAAACTAACTGGCCCGCTAGCCTGCCTTAGTATTGAGTGACAGAGTACATGGTAAGCTACGGTCTCGCGTGGGTCGTATCCGATGAATATTTTCAACATCCGTTTTAATCTCCCTGATTGATTTGTTAAAACCACCTCTATACAGCTTCACGCTATTATACCACGGAAATGATGAGCCAAAACTATGATATCTATAACCGCAATATTCAGGAACTATAACATAACAGGGTATCCCAAGAGCCCCCGCTAAATAGACAACAGTAGTACAAACTGTAACAACACAATCCAATCTACTGATTAATGCTAAAGTATCTTCTAGATCACAGCCTTTTAGAACAGCTCTAGGCCAATTCGTGATACCGTATTCCTTCATCTGATCGTCATCTACAGGCTTATATTCGAGATTAACTATCTGAGCGTCCATATCTATGATGGGTTTAAACTGCTCTAAATCTGTAGATCTGTATTGTTGTCTAGTGCCCTTAGTGCCGCCATTCCAAGCTATGCCAATTCTCGGACCTCTTTCTAGTATTGATTCCCATTGAATGGCTCGTTCTGGATCTGGCTTGAGGTAAGGCTTGCCAGGGAAGTCTGATTCATTTCTTCTAAAGAAGTAGGGTAATTGACCTATAGCACATTGGTAGTCTGGAGTTTCTGAAACCTCAATAGGCTTGTCGCTGAATCTTGTTCCATGAATCTCAAAATCAAAGTTACGTTTGAATATTGACTCAAGCCTTTTGTCACAGTCAAATATGATCTTGTTGGTCTTTTGCAGGTCTTCAAAGCATGACGCGAACATGATCTCATCACCCACACCTTGCTCACCATAGACTAATACCGTTCCTTCTTCGCCGTTCCAGTCCGGCAAACCGTAAGATCTGGCCTCTCTATGTTTAACGCCTAACGTTTTAAAATACTCATCCCAGCCGCTAAAGTCTCGTTTCATCAACTTGGCTAAGCCTTTGTTGTGATGAGCTGCTCTCGATTCTGGATTAGTTTTGAGTACTCGATTACATAAGTTTATGCATTCGTCCGGCCTTCCCATTTGGAGGTTCATCAAAGCAAGATTAGCCATTGCTGTAACGTTCCCAGGCTTCAGCTTCATAGCCTTCTTAAACAGCTTAACAGCCTCTTCTGGCTTATCCTCTTCCAAGCACATACCCATATTCGAGTATATTTCAGGCTCATTAGGCTTTAACTGAGCGCATCTCATAAACATATGGTAAGCAATGCCTGTTCTACCTGCATTCATCATGATGTAACCAGCCATGAATAACGCCATCTGGCCTACATCCGAATCCAGCTCCTTGTTCATCACCTCGCAGCATATTCTCATAGCCTCGTCGGGTTCTGAATCGACTATTCCTTTAGCTCGTTTTAGGTCTTCAATCATATCCTATCAACAGTCCTTAGATATTTATATTCACTAGACATTAACAGCTTCTCGATCTTTGGTAGATCCTCTTTTCTGTTCCAGTCTATGTTGTATTTTTGCTTCCATTCCAACAATACAGAATTTGGAACCGATGCAAAGTGATACATATCATCCTTTTTGGTAAAACGGGATGTGTTCAGAGAATTCTGCTTCCTCTTGTTAGTCTCCAAGATTGGCTCTACATCCTGTACAGTCTTGATATAGGTTTTCTTCGACATCTCATCGTAAAAATGCCATTCAGCCGTTCTTGTTAATGGATCATAATCTAGAAGCTTCCTACTCATACATATTTCCACCCTTTGTTTCTTGGTAAGACATAATTACTCTTTGCCAGTATGTCACACTAGGTGTCTTTTCGTCTTGGGTGATATATATATACCCATATGGAAAAGACACTAAGTGTGACACTCATTACTAGCACCCTCACAATATGTAAAGATGCTAGTTAACCGTTCGCCTATGAAACTGTCAAATCAGTTACTTTACCCGATGCCGCCTCGTTACGAGATTCGAGCGTAAATTCAGCCAGCATTTGACGTTTTTCACTATCGCCAGTCTTAGCCAGAGGATTAAGCTCGAACGGTCGAAGGTAAGCAACTGCCCAATAATCAAGGTCTAGGATTAGCGCAGTAGATACTGAATCACTCCACTTGGCTGAACGCATAAACCTATTTGGAACTACCTTCAAGATACCAAAGTTTGATTTGTAGAAGTCCACCGCTCCAATCAATGAAACATCAGAATTCATGTTGGCATCGGTTTGAAGGGTTGAGATACCGCTAAAACCTGAAATCTTAGTACGGTTGAAAGGATCTACCATAATCACAGTAGGCTCGCCACCTTCTACATAGATCTCTTGGATAATGGCATCTAGTGGAACCTTCTCGAAAGTACCTGCTACGGTTGAATCAGTAGGAGCTGCTACAGTACCACTCGCAAAGCCTGGAGTAGTTTGAGCCGTTCCAGTACCCTCAGAGGTTTTGTTAGTAGATAGCCATGATTCTACAGATGCCAAGGATCTAGCAGTACCAGCACCGCCAGCACTAGAGGCTTGGTTAGATACTAACGCTCTCTCCATATCTCGCTTAAGCTCTTTACCACGTTTAGCGACTTGGTAAGATAACGCACTAGCAAAGCCAGCATGGTTTGATTTGATTGCAGTACCCGAAACGATAACGGTCTTTTGCGAGATCTGGCAGTAGTTACCCACACGAGTAGAAGCGCTGTAGGTCTTAGCTGTTGGGTCGTCGCCCTCAATAGCTCGGTTGGTTCCGATATCGTCTAGGGTATCGGTTTGCCATTCGTGATAAACCTGGGAAGCTCCAACTCGTGGGATCGAGGTCATGAATGGGGTTTCTGTCAGTTTTGTTATCGCAGCTTTTTTAATTACTGCTTCTGCAAGTTTCCGTTGCAGCTCAGACTATATCATACCTTTCGGCCAGGGCGCTCTTGGAGGAATTACTGCCGTTTGATTGGGCCATACAACTTGATTCTGTTTTTTGATGAACAGCTTTTATTGCAATAATGACGTTTTTTACCTTTAACATCGCTCAATGCTTTGCTGATCACCTTGCCACAGTAATCACAGTTGCCTACCCATCTCCTGTAGGCTCGTCCTCTAGTCGTTACACCTTCAAGAATGTTTCCATTCAAGCTTGGCTCGGGATTACCACCACCTTTACGTGCTGAGGCTTCCCCCGAATTCACCCCGTTTGCATTTTGCGCAGTATGCACTTTCCAATGACAAACGTAACAAAGAGTCAACCCATTATCGACATCAAATCTCAATTCTGGATAATCTTTGTATGATTTTATATGATGAGCGTGTAATTCAATATCACTCTCACCACAATGACAGCATTTGGCTTTATCTCTGCTTATTACAGCATCTCTCCATTTCTTATGCTGACCACTACGATTTTTTCGCCTGGAATCTTCTCTCCAATTTGGATGATCCGATCCAGAATATCTAAAACCATGCTTATCAGCACAAGGCTTGGAGCAAAACTTTCGACTTCTGAAAGTTGATATAGCCTCTGTCTTTTTCTGTCTGAATTCACCACCACAACCCTTGCATGATTTAGCTCTAGCCTCATCATTCCAGTTTGGATGATTCTTTCCAGTCCAGTTTTCTTTTCGCCATTTGCCTCTGCACTCATAAGAACAAAACTTATAAGTCTTGGCTCTGGCTGGGATAACTTCTTGAGCTTTCCCACATTGTTTGCATTGTACTTGTGTAGGCATAGCCTACGATACTACATAAAATGGCCCTAGAAATCAAGGCGCAATATTGTAGATGATATCGCTCAAATCTTCACGGGTCGAATCTGCTCCGCCGGTTCCGAGGTCGAATTCTGTAACTGTATTAGTTGGTACTGTCATTGTCTATCCTCCGAGGATTAAATTTCTAATAGCTGCTTGTGCGTCACCTAGCTTTCCGGTTTTCCTGAGTCTATCCATTGATTTCTGACCGTGCGTTTTTTCCGCTGCTTCAGTCGTTGCCGCTGGTTTTGAAGACTTCGGAACCGGTTTAACTCGTTTCGCCTCAATGTTCTGTTTTTGAATTTGATCATATAGAGCTGCCTTTCTAGCAATCGCTATCATTCTCGAATCATATAAACCACCAATCTCGTCTTGACTGAATCCAATCTTAGATAGTGAGTCTATAATCATCTTCGCATCAGACTGCTTAACACTCTCGTCTAACCATTCTGGAATTAGTTGAGTATATTTAGCTGTCTCAGCCTCAAATAGCTTTTGCTGTTGCTCTAATAGCTCGGCATCACGTTTAGATTTGTACTCCTTTAAACGTTCAGCTTTGCCTTTTAACTGATCAAACTGTTTCCAATACTGATCTGGGTCATACTCTTTTAGCTGTTTCATCTCTTCCGATTCTAAATTATCAGCTTCCATTAATACCAGGTCTTGGAGTTCTGCTAACTTAGTATCGAATTCAGATTTGTTAGCTTCAAAAGCTTTCCGCTCATCAGCTAGAGACATAGTTTTCTGCCGATAATCGCTCTCCATCATCAATCCTTTAGGAATCAAATCTAGATCAACGTCATCGGTCAACACTTCAAACTCTATCTCACGGTCGCCTAATTTCGCTTTTCGTCGTCTGCTAGGGGCTTCTGTGTCGCTAGTCTTAGACTGCGTTTCCGGCTCTTTCGCTTGGTTGATCTGCTCCTGTTTGGCTTCAGGCTGTGCATTCTGTTCTGTGGTTGGCTCGGAGGGCTCCGCTAGAATGCCTTTCAACTTACTTACTGCTTCACTAATGCTAGCTCCCTGTGGGTTGGCTATGCTCATAAAATTTACCTTATTAATCTGTTAACGTTTGAATTGTACACGCTTACCGTGCCTTCCTGTATATACTGCTTTAACTGCCGTTCGAATGCTGTAATGCATCTCAGCATGTAATACAAATCCTCACGCTGACCTTGTTGGTCGTGTGAAGAGGATTCAATATTATTGAAGCATGTGTTTCTGAGAGTAGACAACGCCTCTTTCAATACTGGATCGCTTAATAGTCGCTTGGCATCTTCTCCCTTGCGTTTCTTCTTCTCTTCTGGTGTCATATTAGGCTACCTGGTACGTTAACACTATTCTGCGCTTCTATCTTAGTTAATTCCAAAGCCATCTCATCATCGTGGAACCGCTCTTTCTGCTGTAGTTCAGCGGTCTTGCCTTGAGCCTTGACTTGCTCTTGTAAAACTTTAATCTGAGCATCCATCTGCTTTAATTGTAAAGCTGCTTGCGCTTTGACTGCTTCAGCTTCGGCTAGCGGGTTGTTCATTTGAGCCTGCATCTGTTGAACCATTAGTTTCAATTGCTCATTCTCTGCAAGTAGAAGCTCTTGAGGAACCTCCGGATCGTTGAAGTACAGATCTGCACCCTTTAACCCAACCTCTACAGCAACCTTTTCCAGAGTGTTGTAGAGCTTCTTAGAGTCAACTAGAGGGCTTCCCAACTGTAATAATTCTTTCTGCTGTTGATAGAAATATGACAGATTAGCTACTTTCTCCTGCCTGTCTCCGCTACCCAATCCAATATCTATATTGCATTGCGTTTTATAGTGCCATGCTGAAGGGTCGATATCTAACGTCTGACCGTGAACTCGCAATTGCATCTGTTCATTTTGATATTTGCTAGCCAGCTCTATAATCCGCTCGAATATCTTCTTAACGCCCGTATCAGCAAACACACGCGCTATAAGCTCTATTCGCATCTGTGACATGTCACGTATGCCTTGGAAGCCTGTAGCGGTCTTGTTAAGGCTCTCAGTGTCTAACCCTTGGTTGTAGCGCGTTATTCCAGTCCTGATCTCTCGCATTGAATCGGTATATTCAATAGCCTGTAAAATACCTTGAGTTTGAGGTTGCGAGACTAGTGGAGTAACACTATCACCCACTGGCCCAGAACCGTCTACACGTATCACGCCTCCAGCTCTAGGCGTCAATAGGTCGTCCAGGTCTACACGCTCATTAACTATCATTCGGTTGTAGTTAGTAGCGTATATGTTGTTGAGAAGCTGTCGAACAAGTGTTGATTTCAGAAATTGAAGGTCAGCTACCTGGTCAGCTGGGCACGTCCCTATTGCTCTATGAGGCATCGGTACAGGTACGCAAACACAAAATGGGTGGTCGTCTATGCGAGTCTTTTCTAACACTCTGCCTTCAGCGAAGAAAACTTGCCAATATTCGGATATACCATCTTCATCCGCATCTATGTATAAATAGTATTCGCCTAGATAGATGAGGTCTTTGGATTTGTCGCCCGTAGGATTGCTATCTACTCCACCCTCTAAATTAAACTCTCTAGAAAGCTTAACCTCACTGTCATCTTGATTATCTTGGCCTAGACTCATTACCACATTACGATCAAAACCCATTTCTAGAAGCTCTGAGCGCGTTTTAGGGGTATATTGGCCGATGAATGGAGGCTTATCGAATCCTCTGGACCTTCTTGCTATGAGTAGCTCGTCGGGTGGGATATTCTCTATACAAACCTTTCCGCTCTTGTTAACTCTTTCCCCAACTACGTCCATCAATCCGGTTTCTTCGTCTTGGAGGATCTCTTTAACTTCAAAATTAGTATCTAGTTCGAGTTTAGTTAGCTCATCCTGAGAGAGACCTTTATAACGTTCCTCGTCAGACTCTTCAGACTCATCCCATACAACCTTAACCGCTCCCGTATATTGCAGGAGAGCATCTTTGAACATATTGTGAAGGATTAGAACAGGATCGTGCTGTTGCATAAATACCCAATTAGAATATTCTTCTTTTTGCTGGGCTTCTTGATCGTAGTTTGGGTCAGTAGAAGAGAATGAGCCTATCGTCCGGCCTTGCGTGAACATTCGTAACAGTTGAGGCAACATTCCTTCTATAACGTCACTAACATCACTCGTTACTACTTGGCTTTGTCCGTCGATCTCATCACCATACGGACGTTGGTTGTAGTAGTCTAGGAGTGTAGCTCTGTTTTGTTGGATCTCAGAACCTTCTCCAAGATACCCAATCGCTTGCGACTCTTCCGCCGCTACAATACTAGCTATTTGACTGTCTGATAGCATTCTCTGATCTCTTTGGTTTCCGGCCTGGTTTTGGTCGGTTTTCAATTTCTTTGACTCGCTGCTTTAACGCCTCGATATCTGCTTTCATTCGTTTCAAGTCCTGCATTTGCTCCATGTTCATGCGATATTCACCTTAGCTTGTACTGGTTTACGATCCTTCTTGTCTGTCCAACTAACAGCAAAATATCTGAATGCGTCCGCTGCATGGGATGACCAATCGTGTAATGGGTTTCTAGAGAATTCTCTCCTGCGCTCGTTGTAGTCCTTCTTGTAGTTTCTTAGCGCTTGAATACCTTCTTTACATCTCTTCTCATCGAACCAACATCTATTAAATATGACTCTAGCCGCGTTAATCCCATTGTGAATAGAATCATTTGGAGCAATATCGAAGTTAATACCTAGCGATCTAGCGGTCTCAATTCTACTACGTCCGCTTCCCAATTCCCTAACCTTGATATCGTGCGGGGCCCAATGGCGGTCATATATATAACCCTTGTCTTGCAGGATCTTTGCGTAGTGGGGCAATCCTTCACCCTCTGCTTCGTAGTAGTCGATAAATCTGATTTCTTTCCCATGCGCCTGCACAAACCATATTGAAGTTGCATCACTAACACCCAAATCCCAAAACGTATGGACTTTTAGGTGCTTCTCGTAGGGTACTGAAGTAATCCTATTATCTGCCTCAGCCTCTATCAGCTGCTTAGAGTAGTACGCGCCTTTAATGCTTGCAGTCCAAGAACATTCATACTCTTGGTTGTACTCGTCCTCATCCATTAACTTTCGTGCTGAGGCTAGTTCATCCGAGTCAATTATTCCTGTCTCAGAGGCTTTATAGACTTGAACATACCAGTCAGGATCATCTTTGACTAACTCATAAAGCTCATGAAAGATAGTTCCACCCTTAGCAGATCCGATAAAGAGCGCCCATCCCTTGCGATCTGATAATGCTGGCCTAACTACCTCAGTAAATAGTCGTGGTGACATATCTCCATACTCATCCAGCACAACACCATCAAAGTATAACCCTCTCATTGAATCAGGGTTATCAGCTCCAAACAATTGCAGTCTAGCTTCGTTCGGATAGTCAATCCTAAGCTCGGCTTCGTTTATTTTAATATTTGGAATCGGTCTAGAGTAGTGTTTAGAGTAATCCCAAGCTATCTGTTTAGCTTGTTTGTAAAATGGTGCTATATAACCAAATCTAGGCCGCTCTAAAGTACAGGTTAGACATGACTTAACTAACTGGTTGATAGCACAAACTGACTTGCCGAACCGCCTATGACAAACTAGAAGATTCCATCTTTTCATATTTTGATGGAATTCTAATTGAAGCTCTCTAGGCTTATAAGGAATTACGATTTCCATTCGATCCTTAGCGGTCCTGACCCTTCTTCATTTGATAGCTCTACTGTCTTACGCTTGGGTGCAACGTATTGAGCCAATTCTTTATACATTGATCCAGCTAAAGGTAAATCTCCTTCAGCCATAGCTCTATTAGCTATTATGGCCATTCCTTCAATTGGATCACAACCCAACCTATCCAGCTTTTCTTGAACTGAAGAGGTTTTCTTGTTGGGTGTACCCTTCTTTCTACCACCTGTTTTTTTTCCTAGTGCCATAGTATCTATTTTAATCTACCGTAGATTAAGCTCCCGTGGGTTGGCTTATTGATACAGGTCTTGTTTGGTCATTATGATGTTATTGCCGTTTATATAACATCTAACTCCATCTAACTCGCCAACTAACCACCTCTTATGCCGTGGTTCGTTAAGCTCTTCGACCCATCCCTCTATCTCTGCCCAAGCTTCAGGCAAAGTTATTTTATCTTGTTGAATTCTAGCAGCTAGATTATTTAACCGAGCATGTAACTTGCCACCTCCGACCTTTTTAGTAAGAAAGTTTCGATTAAATGCTTTGGATTGACCATCAGGAAGTATTGTAAGACTGTGTATATCTGATATAGCGTGAATAGTTCCATCATCATCCGTTGTAACTTTAGCGTGTGGCTGCATATCCTAGCATCTCCATAACTTGCCAATGATCGTCTTCAATCCGTTTAATCTGCTCTCTAGTCAGATCCTTTTCATAATCTGTTGAACCGTTGAAAAACTGAAAGTCGTTATTAGGCTTCTCCTCAAAACCTTTGCTCTCTTGATCTCTCAACTTGTCCAGCGATGTAGCTTTGATAGCATTATCTAACAATTCGTTGTTAATGTCTATTCCTAATGCTTTCAGTACGTTCTCTAGCACTTCTCTCGTATTAGATACTAACCGTTCATACTTGATTAGATTAACTTTGAATTCAGCATTTAACCAACTAGAAACGTTCTCAGACCAGTTACCCAAAACATGAAAGAACCTATTATCGTTGCTAATAGAATACAATCTATCGTTCATGCAATCTATAGAATCGTCTATTGACAGCTTCATATGCCTTGCGAAGCTCACAACAACATTTCGAGGATCTCTAACAATGTAGAAGGCTTGTTCTGTTAGATTGTTTGGTATTAGCTTAATGTCGTTTGCTATGCCGTTTATGTTATGAGTCTTAATTAGGCATGGTTTCTGAAACGATCCTACCG